GGAAAAGGTTTTCTTATGAAAACCTTGCCATCGTTAGGCAAGGCCCTTGACAGGGCACTTGCAGGAGATACGTTCGACTGTACCACGTTGCGCTTCGCAGCGCTACCTGGTACTGTTTTGCCAAGGTTTCTTGGTGAATTCTTCGTGCGTATCTTCCGTTCTGACGGTAGCATCCTCTCTGAGCCCTGCATTCAAAGCATCAGGGTGCTTCGCGAACTTCTGTACTGCTTTTATAAGTACGAAGAACGCTTCACTGCAGATCAAGAACACGAAGTCATTTCAGCATTCGAAAGAACTGAAGTTGACTTGGCAAAGCTGTCCGAATCCCTCAGATATTTGGGATATTGGGCAGATAATGCAGTAGGTAACAGATTACGGATGACTTCATCCGATCCGATATCTATTGTTCGCAAGGCAAGAATTAGTCTTAGCAGACTTTTCTTACCCTTTGATCCTGAGGACATTGTCCCTTGTCACGGTCCTGGAGCTGTTGCCACCCGGCAACGACTTTGGGAGAAGTTTCAATGGACTAATGTTTCCTCTCGAATCACCGACGTGTATCCGTTCGACGCCTACTTTTGCGCGTCCCCGTTACATGTCTGTGATACGTACTCTAGCTTCGCTAAAGTACGACAGGACGATCTTCCTGCACGAGTAATTCTCGTGCCGAAAGATTCCCGCGGCCCTAGGCTTATCTCCTGTGAACCAGTGGACTTCCAATGGATTCAAGGCGGTTTGCGCAAGGCTATTGTCGACCTTGTGGAGTCGGACCCTATCGTAAGATATGCGGTCCACTTCACTGATCAGTCACCGAACAGATGTGGTGCCCAGCTGGGCTCCCAATCTGGGAAGTACGCTACGCTAGACCTCAAAGAGGCCAGCGATCGCGTTTCGACTGCATTAGTTCGCCTACTGTTTCCGGAGCGCGTTGTTCGCGTTCTCGAAGCTACTAGGTCATCTGCAACTGTGCTGCCAAGCGGCAAGAAGTTAACGCTCCATAAGTTCGCGCCAATGGGAAGCAGTCTCTGTTTCCCGGTGTTGGCACTTACCATATGGAGTATTCTTGACGCAGCAGCACCTGATCAGTATACGAGAGATCGTATACTTGTGTACGGTGATGATGTTGTCGTCCCCACGGCATTTGCCGGAGACGCGACTGCAGCCCTCGAGCGGTTTGGCCTATTGGTTAACCGCGGTAAGAGCTGTACCAAAGGACTCTTCAGAGAGTCATGTGGCATGGATGCCTTCGCAGGCTCCGATGTCACACCAGTGCGGTTTCGCACTGTATGGACAGAATCACCATCGCCTGATGTCTATACGAGTTGGATTAGCTATGCTAATTCGATGTTCGATAGACACTACAGATGCACTTACGACTTGATCGTAAGCCACCTCCACCGTGTTTACGGGGAGATTCCCGATGACGAGATGTCGCAATTGCGATATCCGTCACTGCGTTATGTAGCTGATGAGCTCTTGCCTAAGAAGACTCGTTACAATCCCGACTACCAGGTGGTAGAGAGGAAAGTACGCGTTGTTCAAGCAAGGCCAGTACGTTACGAGGCCGATGGATGGGTTAGCTTATTTCGGTTCTTTACCGAAAAGGCCCCCGTTATCGACATTGCTACTGAAGGATGGCTTAATCGCCTTCCTGTTCATATGTGGGACACAAGGCTCTGCCCTGTGAGTCCACATTCTGTCAGTTCGTACACTCAACGACGGTCAACTCGGTTGACCTATCGTTGGCGATAACCGGCTCCCGAAAGGGAGGTTGGAATGG